CTTACGAACAGGCAAGGATGATTGCTCATGGTGTGTATTACGGCAACCTTGATGACTTTGTTGAAGGTGCAACACACTACCACGCCCACTACGTCTATCCTGAGTGGGCTAAAAGCAAGACACGCACAGTCAGAATCGATGACCACATATTTTATAGGTGGGATTGATTAAGGGTTGACTACGCGAATAAATACTGATATAACAGGACATCAATTAACGATAGGAGAATAAATATGCTAGATTACATTCCAGAACACCTCGACTTCAACGTAGAGTTTGAGCCTACCAAGGTTGACGATAAGAAGTACGTTATCAACGGTGACACAGGTGAGTATATCGGTGTCGTAGGCAATGGGTTTACCTGTGCCAATCACGGTGACTTCTTCCGCAATGTCATGGACACTACGACAGAAACACTGTCTGACTACGACATGGTAGGCGCACAGATTAACTGGCGTAGCGCACACAAGGATGGCTGGGCTATGATGGACATGACCCTGCCTAACGTGACTGCTAAGATTGCCACTGACAAGCACGAGACTACACTGATGAAGCGCATCATTGCCCTGCATGGTGTCAACGGTACTTGCTCTAACACCACAATCTTTGGTGCTATCGACTTCTTCTGTCTCAATGGGCAGATTCGTGGCAAGCATGACAAGGTGATGCGTAAGAACACCAGCAACTTCAGCCTCGACAGGTTCATCACTGAACTGCACAAGTCTCAGCAGGACTTCACTGCACAGGCAGAGCAGATGCAACGCTGGGCAAACACTAGCCTAGTTACGGTTGACGTTAAGGCTATGCTAGAGACACTGCTGAAGTCTGACCGCAAGGCAGAGAAGATGTACACGCTGTATAATCAAGAGGTAAGCACTCGTGGACGCAATCTGTGGTCACTGTACTCTGCCTTCACCAACTATGCTACATACGCAGATGAACGTAACGGTTTCACCCAGCGTAACACTGGCGGTGATACACAAGCTAAGTCATTATTCATGCGTGAGGTTGAGGTAGCTGGCTGGGTTGATAGCCCTGTGTTCAAACAATTGGAGGTAGCGTAATGGAAAAATATACAGCTATATATGTAGCCAATGGTCGTTACGATACGCCTATTGATGAGCCTCGTACTCATGTAGATTACATTCAAGGTGAAGACTTGGACGATGCTATACAAGGACACATGAAGTACATGGATTCTTGGGCTATACGAGATGTTCGTGGAGAAGTTGTAATTATTAAAGGTCATGTTGAACAGGTTGATATAGGACATGGGATAGGGCATCAAATGTTAACTGATGAAGATGTCATAATCACTGACGTAAACAACGGTCAACACATGGATAGGTATATAGAGATTGGGATGCGAAAATGAAACTAAATCAAATAGCGGATGAATACTATTTATCCCATGATTTCAAGAACTTACGTCAAGAAACTAAGGCACACTATAAATATTGTCTTGGCAATGCGTTAGCTACATCAGTAGATGGTGTAGTGATTGGCGAGGTGGATAGCACTAAGCTGTCCACCAAGCAAGCCAAGCTATCTTATGACCAATGGTGTGATCGTGGCATCTCTGGTGCAAATCATATCATGGCTACCATCAGAATATTGTTTAACTACGCCATGAGGATGGAACACTGCGTAATCAATCCCTATGTGGCAGTGCGTAGGAGGCCCACACAGCCCCGCAAGGTTGTTTGGAGTAGGGAAGATGTCACAAAGCTATTAGACACCGCATACACAGACTTTAGCACTCGCAATATAGGTCTCATTGCACACATGGCATACGAATGGTGTCAGCGTGTAGGTGATATGCGTTTGCTTACATGGGATGCTATTAACTTTGAGCAAAAACGTGTGATCATACAGCAATCCAAACGTAATGCACAAGTAGAATTGCCTATTGATGATGCTTTGTATAATATGTTGATACAACAGGAGCAAGACTTTGGTTTTCAACCTTACGTTGCACCCCGTCCAGTACCTAGAAGCGGTGAATATAAACCGTATACACTACAGAAACTGCCGCTACACGCTCGTAAGTTGATGGATGACGCAGGACTATCTAAGGAACTGCGTCTATCTGATCTACGCCGCACTGGTGTGATAGAAATGGTGGATGCAGAGGTAGGTATGGGACAGATTATGTCGGTTACAGGACACGCTAACCCACAATCTGTTAAGCCTTACCTAAAAAATACATATGCCTCTGCAAATAATGCATTGACAGCACGTAAAAAAGCATGATATAAGCATTCAACTGCCGCAACGAACTATTATAATACATGTAATAATACATAGAAAGGACATATATAAATGATACATGCAAGTGACTTTGATGTAGCTAATGGCGAGACTAAACGCATGAACTGTCCTGAATGTAAGGGATACAAGACATTCACTGTGACTAACAACATGGGTAGCCTTGTATGGAATTGCTACAAAGTGGGTTGTAGTGCCAGTGGTGGTACTCGCGTACATCTCACAGTAGACGATATCAAGATGGGCTTTAAGGGTAGCACAGATGTGCCACAAGAAACCTTTGACTTACCAGAGTATATCGTATCTCGTAGTGGTGGCTTGTATATGAACAGGTGGTGTGCTAAATGGAATATTGATGCAGAAGAGTTGGGCCTCATGTATGATGTCAAGGAAGACCGTGTTGTGTTTCCTGTCATACACGATGGTAAGATTGTTGATGCTACAGGTAGAACACTAACAAAAAGAATACCTAAATGGAAAAGATATGGAAATAGTGGCTTGCCTTATGTCTCAGGACATGGTAAAGTCGCAGTAGTTGTTGAGGACTGTGTGAGTGCAGCCGTTGTTGGTTACGGTTCCTTTGTCGGGGTTGCGCTTCTTGGTACATCTCTCCAAGATTCGCATAAGAGGTATCTCGCACAGTTCTCAACAGCAGTCATAGCGTTAGACCCCGATGCCCTACCAAAGACGCTTCAGATGGCTAAAGAATTACGTGGACACGTTTCGGATGTTCGTGTACTAAGGTTGGATGACGATATAAAATATAGAAACCCGACAGACATGGATAAGCTAGACGCTATCCACAAACAGATAGGAGAATAACCGCATGGAATTATCATTAATCAGAAGCCTAATGGACAAGGAGTTTTACGAAGAACATCGTGGCTCACGTTGTCCTGACAGGCTATTCAGCAAGGATGTTCGTAAGATCAAGCAGTCAATCGACACAGCTATGGATCGGTATGAACGTACTGTGACACCAGATGAGATTGAGGCATTGTTCATGGCGAACAACCCGACACTCACTACAGCACAGAAGCAAGCCTATTCATCTTTGTTCGCGACTATCAAGCGTGAGCAACCTATGGGTGGTGACGTAGCACAAGAGGTGCTATCCAAACTATTCCAGCAGGTGATTGGTGAGGACATTGCTAATCTAGGATTTGATTATGTCAATGGTGACAAGTCTAGTCTTGATCCGCTACGTCAGATGCTTGAGCAGTATGGTGATGACTTCACGCCTAATCTAAAGATTGAATGGGAAGACATCGACATTGAAACACTACTTGCTCGTAACGACCTTGAGGCACGTTGGACATTCAACATTGCCAGCCTTACACGCAAGGTAGAAGGCGTTAACGCTGGTCACTTGATTGAGATTGGTGCAAGACCTAACACTGGCAAGACATCTTTCCACGCCAGTATCATTGCTGCACCGGGCGGCTTTGCCCATCAGGGTGCAAACTGCATCATCTTGTGTAACGAGGAAGGATACCACCGTGTCGGTGCTAGATACCTCACTGCCGCTACAGGCATGACTATGCAAGAGATTAAGGCTAACCCTTCAAAGGCTCGTGACTTATACGCACCTGTTAAGGAACGTATCAAGATTAAGGATGCCACAGGCCGTGACATGAATTGGGTTGAATCTATCTGTAAGGCATACAAGCCTGACGTAGTACTGCTAGACATGGGAGACAAGTTTGCTAAGACAAGCGGCTTCTCTCGCCCTGACGAGGCTCTGAAGGCCAATGCAGTACACGCTCGTATGATTGCCAAGCAACATGAGTGTGCTGTCTTCTATATGTCCCAGCTATCAGCAGATGCAGAGGGTAAGATCATTCTTAATCAAAGCATGATGGAAGGTAGTCGTACTGGTAAGGCGGCAGAGGCTGACCTAATGGTACTGATTGCCAAGAATCCACCAGTGCAGGGGCAGGATGAGGAAGACATTCAGCGTCACTTAAATATTGTAAAAAATAAATTGACAGGCTGGCATGGTAGTGTACACTGCAACCTAGAGTATAAAACAGCGAGGTACACAGTATGAAACTAACATTAGACGTAGAGAATACAACAACAGAACGTAACGGTAAGTTACATCTTGACCCATTTGAGCCAGACAATTCACTGACTATGGTGGGTATGCTGGACGATACGGGCCGTGAGCATCTTATATATTTTGACCACAACGACATAGAAGCGACACCATTCGGTCATGGTGTTGTGCAGAATGAACTTGATAAAGCAACGGTACTTATCTGCCACAATGCCGCATATGATTTGCTGTGGCTGTGGGAGTCGGGCTTCACATATGATGGCCCTGTGTTCGACACTATGCTTGCAGAGTATGTACTACAGCGTGGACAGAAGGAGCCACTATCCCTAGAGGCTTGTGCTGAACGGTATAACTTAGATACCAAGAAGCAAGACACACTCAAGGAGTATTTCAAGAAGGGCTACTCTACTCGTGATATACCACATGATGAGTTGGCAGAATATCTGTCGGCTGACTTACATGCTACACAGCAGTTGTCGGATAGACTGATGCTGCGTTTAAACAGCGAAGTAGATGCAGGTCTTATGGACACAGTTATGCTGACTAATCAGCTTGCTGTCACACTAGCACGTATCTACCAGCGTGGCTTTGCAGTAGACTTGACTAAGCTAGAGGATGTGCGTCAAGAATTTGAACAGGAGAAGTGTCAACTTATTGACAACCTACAGGTTCATGTGCGTAAGGTCATGGGTGACACACCTATCAATCTTAACAGTCCAGAGCAATTGTCTTGGGTTATCTATGGTCGTAAGGTTATAGACAAGCATGATTGGTCTTCTATGATTGATCCATACATGCCTGACGATGAGTTTCGTCAGCTTGTAGCCACACGCACCCAGCGTCTATATCGCACTAATGCAGTGCAGTGTAGTACCTGTAATGGTAGTGGTTACATACGTAAGACAAAGAAAAACGGACAGCCTTTTGCCAAGCCTAGCAAGTGTCCTGACTGTATGACATCAGGCTTTCTGTTCATACCAACAGATAAACAAGCTGGCTTCAAGTTCAAGCCACCTACAGCTAAGTGGGCTAGTGCCAATGGTTTCAGTACAAGCAAGGGCAATCTTGAGTTACTTGAAGCTGGTGCTAAGTCTAAGGGCATGGATGATGCTGTAGACTTCTTGTCTAAGGTACGCCGACTAAGTGCAGTTGATACATACCTGTCATCTTTTGTTGATGGTATCAAGAACTACACCAAGGAAGGTACAAGTATGCTGCATGTCAGCCTACTGCAACATCGCACATCGACAGGTCGCTTGTCGGGTGCTAACCCTAACATGCAGAACATGCCACGTGGCGGCACGTTTCCTGTGAAGAGAGTATTTGTGTCACGATTCGATGGGGGTAAGATACTTGAGGCTGACTTTGCACAGCTAGAGTTTCGTGCCGCCGCATTTTTATCACAGGATGAGGTTGCAATTGAAGAAGTATCTACTGGATTTGATGTACACGCATACACCGCTAAAATTATTACCGATGCTGGTCAGCCTACGAGCCGACAGGATGCGAAGGCTCATACATTCGCGCCGTTGTATGGAGCGTCAGGCTATGGAAGAACTACTGCGGAAGCAGCGTACTACACACACTTCAACGAGAAATACAAGGGTGTTGCCTCTTGGCATTCCCGATTGGCTACGGAAGCTATCGAAACACAAAAGATAAAAGCACCATCAGGCAGAGAGTATTCGTTCCCTGATGTTATACGTAAAGCTAGTGGCAGAGTGTCCTACTTTACACAGATAAAGAACTACCCTGTGCAGGGGTTTGCTACGGGGGACATAGTTCCTTTAGCATTACTGCACATTGATATGCTACTTGACAACATGAAGTCGTGTGTGGTAAACACAGTACACGATTCGATTGTGATTGATGTTCATCCTGATGAGGAGAAAGCTGTCATAGAAGTAATCAACACAACTAACAGAGAGTTACCTAACTTGATTACAACTAGGTGGGGCATAAACTTTAACGTGCCATTGCTATTAGAATCAAAAATAGGTAATAACTGGCTTGACGTAAAGGACGTAGTGTGATATAACTACGAACTATTCTGTAAAAACATAGGAGAAATACATGACACAGTTGACTACAATAAACACTAATGACTTCGCTACTATGGCTAAAGCTATGGGTATTGCAAACGAGAAGACATCTTCTTCAAGTTCATTGCCTCGTTTGCGTATTAGTCACTCACCTATCATGGGTGAGGCAGAGGTAAAGGGTAAGATGATGAACATTGAGGTAGTAGAGGGTGGTAACTATAAGCTGGAAGTTCCAGACAAGGAACCTATCTATGCTACTAGCATTAAGATGCGTCCCTTCTTGCAACGCTTCATGCACAAGCGTTACATTCAAGGTGACGCAAAGAATCCCGGAACATATGTAAAGAGTATCATGGCTGATACTCTAGACATTGACTTGAAGGATAATGCTGGCGGGTTTAACTGCGGTAAACCATCAGGTTACATCAAAGATTGGAAGGCACTGCCTAAAGATACGCAGGACTTGTTAAAGTCTATCAAGCGTGTACGTGCTGTCTTTGGTGAGGTAGAGATGATTAACCCTACTAATGACAAGGGTGAGGCTGTAGAGCCTATCACATCCCCATTCATTTGGGAGATTGATAATCGTGAAGCCTTCAAGGAGATTGGCACAAACTTCATTAAGCTGGCTAAGATGCAACGCTTGCCTATTCAGCATATCATCACAGCTAATACTGAAGAACGTACAATTCCTACGGGTGCTAAGTACTACGTGCCTATCTCATCACTTGACTTGACTAATACTGTCGAAATTACACAGGACGATCAATCCTTGTTTGGTGACTTTTCTTCGTGGGTTGATAACTACAACAACTACATCATCAACCAGTGGGCAGAGAAAGCTAATGCACGTATGGAAGACGATGACATTGATGTAGTTGATGATCTTGTTGACATTGAGATTGATGAAGAGGATGTAGCCTAATGCACCATCCTGCTGAACTAGCCTTGCATCAGTACATGGAAGATGCTGTAAAAGGCAAAACCGAAATGTCAGAGGAAGTAATAGAACAAGTATCTAATGACATTGCTGATGCACTACATAGACAGTTTGGTAGTGGTAAAAAGCGGGGCGACTTTAGACTGAGAATGTCTAACGTGGGTCGCCCCACTTGCCAACTCTGGTACGAGAAGAATAAGCCAGAGGTGGCCTTACCGTTTCCAACTACGTTCATTATGAATATGATGCTTGGAGATATTGTAGAGGCAGTATTCAAGGGTCTGTTAAAATCTGCGGGGGTACGCTATGAAGAACCTGAGAATGTTACACTGGATTTGGATGGCACATCCATTAATGGAACATACGATATTGTTATCAATGGTGCTGTTGACGATGTAAAGTCTGCATCTAACTGGTCATACAATAACAAGTTTGAATCATATGATACTCTTGCCGCAAGTGATGGCTTTGGTTATGTTGGTCAGCTTGCTGGCTACGCTAAAGCATCTGGTAAAGATGTTGGTGGCTGGTGGGTTGTCAATAAAGCGAATGGACAATTTAAGTACGTACCCGCATCAGGTCTTGACGTAGACACGGAAGTAGCTAAGATACAAGCTACAGTAGACAAAGTAAAGGAGAATAAATTTGAGAGGTGTTTTCAACCAGTACCAGAGACATTTAGAGGTAAAGAGACAGGTAATCAAATACTTAACAGTGGTTGCAAGTTTTGCTCTTATCGTTTTGATTGTTGGGATAATCTAACGGAACGTCCAGCAGTAATGTCAAAGGCTAAAGTGCCACCAACAACAGCATACATAGGAGATGTAGTTGCAGCATAAGGCATGGAGAGCCGCACGTAAGTATGGGTATCGTAGTGGGCTAGAGTTTACCATAGCAGAGAAGCTAAAGACAGATAAGGTATCGTTTAGATACGAAGCTGTTAAGATTGAATGGCAAGACCTAGCCTACCGTACCTACACACCTGACTACATACTTGACAATGGTATTATAGTTGAGGTAAAAGGTAGATTCATAACAGCAGATAGACGTAAGCATCTTGAAATTAAGAAGCAACATCCTAACTTAGATATACGCTTTGTGTTTGAAAACTCTCAAAATAGAATAAGCAAAGCGTCTAAAACTACATATTCTATGTGGTGTGTCAAAAATGGTTTTAGATATTATGACCGCATCATTCCAGAAGATTGGTTAAAAGAAAAAGGAAAAGACAAACACCCTGACTTTATCAGTCATCCAAACTCAACAGTGAAGAGGAGAAAAAGAAAATGAACAAAGAAGAAATTATAGAGAAGTTACAAGACGAAGACTTTGTGATACGAGTAAGACCCTTCGCTGATGAATATGGTACATGGAATGGAGAGATAGACATAGCAATCATGGCCTTCCCAAACAATCCCTTGTGTGATGAAGACTATAGTAATGTCATGCACTTTACTAAGATGATGTGTGCTACCGTACCAATCATGGAGCAGGAAGAAAGCC